TTATAACAGATAACGCATCAACAGGTGCTTGTGCTTTAAAAATAACTTTTGTTATAAGAAGATAATAAATTATGGGGAAGCTAACCTAGCGGTGAATTTCCCCTAAAAATTAAAAGGAAAAAAAATGAGTTATAATTACGGATTAAGATTAGGTGCTACACAAAAATTAACTACAAATAACGCATCAGCAGCTTCAAGTGCTTTTGGTGTGGGTACAGAGTATATAAGAATAGTGGGCGATGCTAATTTTCATTTTGTTATAGATGGTACACCAACAGCTTCAGCTACAAGTGCTTTTATGCCAGGCGATGAAGTAGAAATTGTTAAAGTTTCTCCTGGTCAGAAGATAGCTGTGTTTCATGGATCAGCTACAAATGTTTACGTTTCTGAAATGAGTGGCTAGTGGCTAAGAAAAAAAAAGGTTTATACGGAGTAAATAATTACGTTAAACCTAAGCCTATTAAAAGGCCAGGTCGTATAGCAAAATCAGTCAATAAAAGAAAACCAAAAACTAAAAAATATATAGGTCAAGGTAGATGAAAAAAATCTCAGAAGATAAAGAGGGTCTAATTTCTACTGCTTATCATGATGATCATGCAAATAAGAGCATTGTCATTGAACGAAAAGTAAATCATCAATCTATTTTAGATAATAATAAAAGACTTTATAATCTAAATGATGGTTATAATAAACGAAAAGATTTAAAAAGAGTAGCATCTATTCCTACTATTGTTTTAGAAATTTGGGCAAAAGAATATAACGGATCTAGCAATTGGTTTGGTTTACCTAGAGAAACTCAAAAATCAATAATGAAGAAAAAATTAAATAGTAATGAATTTAAATTATTCAGAACTGCTCATGGAAGAATATAATGGCATTAAATACATACACAGCATTAAAAGCATCAATATCAAATTGGTTAAACAGATCTGATTTAACATCTGAAATATCAGATGATTTTTTAGCATTAGCTCATGCAGATATTAATTCTAAATTAAGAGTTAGAGCAATGATTACTCAAACTACTATTACAATTAATGCAGAAACTGAATCTTTACCAGCTGGATTTTTACAAATTAGAGATTTTTATATATTAAGTGGCAATACTAAATTTCCTTTAAGATACATGACTCCATCTCAAATGGATCAAGTAAAAGGTACTTCAACACTTGGTATGCCTAGCAGTTATACAATACTAGGAGATGATATAAGATTTTCTCCAAAACCTGACATTGCTTACTCAGGTGTCATTAATTATTACAAAAGTTTTGATGCTTTAAGTGATAGCAATACAACAAATTATATTTTAACAAATCATCCAGCTATTTATTTATATGGATCTTTATTTCATGCTGCTAATTTTTTAGGTGGTATAAATCCTCAACAAGTTCAAGCTTGGCAAGGAATGTATGCTACAGCTTTAGAAAGATTAGAGCTTAATGATAGAGAAGATGAATTTAGTGGATCACCTTTACAAATAAGAAGCGAAGATACTGTTGCTAGTGCTTTTCAAAGCAATGATAAAGTTATCGCAACTAACACATAGGATCTAAATGCAATTACCTTTTGGAGAGTGGCTACCTGATCAACCTGAACATTTAAATACAGGTGCTAATGTTGCACACAATGTTTATTACGCAGCTAAAAGTTACAAGCCTTTTCCATCATTAGTTTCTTATAGCAGCAATACAACAGCTAAAGATGCTAGAGGAGCTGGTTCATTTAGAGATAGTTCTTCAAATGTATTTAACTTTGTTGGAACTAACACAGATATTTTTCAATTAGCATCAGGTTCATTTACTTCTAAACAAAGTGGTCTAAATGGAACTAATACTGATTACATGACATTTACACAATTTGGTGATCATGTGATTGCAAGTAATGGTGTTGATGCACCTAAATATTGGTTAATGGGAACTTCAAGTTCATTTGCAAATTTAAGTACAATAGCAAATGATGGTACACCACCTGTGTTTAGAGTAAGCGGTGTTATAAGAGATTTTTTAGTTACAGGTAACCAAGCTAATAATACAAACAGAATACAATGGTCAGGATTAAACGATATTGCGACTTGGACTCCAGGAAGCAAATCTGCTGACTTACAAGATCTACCTGGAAGTGGTGGTAAAATAGTTCACATAACTTCAGGTGAGATTGGTTATGTATTTAGACAAAACCAAATAGTTCGAATGGACTTTGTTGGTGGTAGAACAATTTTTAGATTTTCAGTTATATCTCCAAACAGAGGTGCTGTTTATGGAAAAACAGTTTGCCAAGATGATCGTAGAGTTTTCTTTTTAGCTGACGATGGTTTTTTTGAAATAAGTGGAGATACTGTAAGTGCTATTGGTGCAGAAAAAGTAAATAGATTTTTTGAAAATGATGTCAATAAAGCATTTATGGATAGAATTTGTGCAGCAGTAGATCCATTTAATACTTTAGCAATTTGGTTATATCCATCTAAAGATGATCCAAATAATACAACAGGTATTTGCGACAAACTTTTAATTTACAATTATGTAACTAAAAAATGGAGTACGTCAGTTGCTAACGCAAGTATGATTTTCTCTCAGTTTGTAGGTCAATACACAGTTGAGTTAATGGATCTAATATCTGAAAATTTAGATGATATAAATATTTCATTAGACACAAACTTTTGGCAAGGTGGTCAATTATTTTTAGGTGGTATAGATAACAATTTTAAATCAGCAATTTTTTCAGGCACAGGAAATGTAGCTGAAATAGAAACTGGTGAAGTAGAATTATTTCCAGGATTTATAACAAACGTAACAGGCATTAGACCTATTGTTGATGCTACTGCAAGTGTAATATTAAAAACAAGAAATAGAGTTGCAGATACACCAACATCATCAGCTTCAAGCTCAATGGACTCCACAGGATTTAATGCTGTAAGACAAAGCGGAAGATATGTTAGAGCTAATGTTACCATACCAGCAAATTCAGTTTGGAATCATGCACAAGGAGTAGATTTTACAGCAACATCAGGCGGAGCAAGATAATGGCTGATAAGGATATGGATAACGTACGTTATTCTTTTGAAACTCAAGAGTTTTTTCAAAGACAAATTGAAGAAGCTATTAATACATTAATTAACAAGAACAATACTGAAAGCGACAAAGCTTTTAGTTGGTTTATGAACTAGGAAAATATGTCAGGAATAAAAGATTACTCAACAACCAATTTAAATAACACATCATTAAATGGAATAAGTGTAGCAGAGGGAATGTTACCATCAAATCTTAATAATGCCATTAGAGCTTTAATGGTAAATACAAGAGAGTGGTATAACGATGCACAATGGGTTCAGTATGGAGATGGTGATGGAACTTACACACCAGCTTTTGCTGCAACAGGCCAATTTACAATTACAGCAACTGGTTTAGATTTAACACCATACTATCATGCTAATAGAAGAGTCAGAGCAACAGGAAGTTCAACAGGCGATATAGTTGGTACTATAACTTCATCAGCTTATTCTAATAATGTAACAACAGTTAATGTTACTTGGGATAGTGGTGGTGCATTATCAAGTGAAACTTTACAAATTTATTTAGCAATTTTAACAGCTACAAAAAATTCAATACCTTTAGGTGTAATTGGTTCAACTAATTTTGCAGATGGTTCAGTAACAACTGCCAAGATAGCAGATGATGCAGTAACCAATGCAAAGATTGCAGACAATGCAGTTCAAGCATCACAAATAAATGCTAATGCAGTAACCGAAGCAAAAATTAATGCTAATGCTGTAACTACTACTAAAATTACAGATGCAAACATAACTACTGCAAAGATTGCAGATAACAATGTTACAACTGCTAAAATTCCTGACAATGCAATTACAACTGCAAAAATAAATGCAGATGCAGTTAATGGAACTAAAATAGCAGACGACAGTATTAATTCAGAACATTATGTAGATGGTTCTATTGATACAGCACATATTGCAGACTCACAAATTACATCAGCTAAAATTGCAGATGGAACTATTGCTACTGCTGATATTGCTAATGATGCAGTTACTATTGGTAAAATTGCAGACGCAGCTATTGTTGTGGCTTCAGAACAAGCAGCACATACACCTGATGATAATACTTTTTATACAACATCAGCTTCCGATACTAGATTTTTAAATAAAGATACTTCAGAATTAATTAATTCAGGACAATCATGGTCAGCTTCAGATAATTTTATTGCAACAACAGCAGCCATTGATGCAAGAGTAATTGATCTTGTAGACGATGTAGGTGGCTTTGTTCCAATAGCAAATGAAACAAGTTTTCCAAATGTAAATCCTGATGTCAATAATGGTGTAGGAACTATTGTTAGTGTTGAAGCACTTTCACAAACTTACACAGCAAATGGATCAGGTGTAGTTACAATAGCAAATGGTACAGTTGGTAATTCAACAGTAACTTTAAATGGTTGTGGTAATGGAGCTTCTTTACCATCAGGCTATGGTATTTTAGTTGAATCAACTACAACACAACACACATACAATTTTCACAGATTAGTACCTAAAGCAACTGAAGTAACAACTGTGGCTGCTAACGCAACTGCAATTGCAAATGTTAATTCAAACTCATCAAACATAAACACAGTAGCTGGGAATAATACAAATATAAATACAGTAGCTGGTATTAGTTCAAATGTAACAACAGTAGCTGGAATTAGTTCTAATGTAACAACTGTTGCTGGAGATACTTCTAATATAGGAACTGTGGCTGGTGCTACAACTAATATTAATAATGTTGGTGGATCTATTTCTAATGTAAATACAGTAGCTGGTTCAATCTCTAATGTTAATACTACAGCAGCAAACATAACTGGTGTTAATAGTTTTGGCGAAAGATACAGAGTTGCAAGTTCAGCTCCCTCTAGCTCATTAGATGTGGGAGATCTTTATTTCGATACCTCAGCTAATGAATTAAAAGTTTATAAATCATCAGGTTGGGCAGCAGCAGGTTCTACAGTAAACGGAACTTCAGCTAGATTTAAATACACAGCCTCAGGAAGTCAAACTACATTTACAGGTTCAGATGATAATGGAAACACTTTAGCTTATGATGCTGGATTTATTGATATTTATAAAAATGGAAGTAAGCTAGTAAATGGAACAGATGTAACTGTAACATCAGGCACATCAGTTGTTTTAGCAACAGGTGCAGTTGCTGGTGATATTATTGATATTGTAGCTTACGGAACATTTAATGTATCAGCAATAGCAGCTTCATCTATTACTTCAGGCACACTAAATGACGCAAGACTACCTACAACAATGGCAGGTAAAACACTTACTACTGCTACTGTTGAAGCAAACAGTTTAACTGCTAGAGGAGATGGTTCTTCAGCAGATGGAAAAATTACTTTAAACTGTAGTCAAAATTCTCATGGAGTTAAAATACAATCTCCAGCTCATTCTGCTGGTCAATCATATACTTTAATTTTACCAACTTCTGTTGGATCAGCAAATCAAGTTTTAGCTAGTAATGGTTCAAGCACAAATCAATTATCTTGGATAGATGCAGCAGAAACAAAACCAACTGTAGCAGATGTATCTCAAACGATTGCTCCAGCTACAGCAACAACAATAAGTATTACAGGAACAAACTTTGTTTCCATACCACAAGTACAATTTATTAATGGTTCTACTGGTGCAGTTACAAATGCCAATACAGTATCATTTACAAATGCTACAACACTTTCAGTTAATTGTACTTTAGCAAGTGGTAACTATTATGTAAGAGTAGAAAACCCTGATGGTAATGCTGGAAGAAGTACAAATAATATTATTACTGCATCTACTGCACCATCATTTACAACAGCAGCAGGTTCATTAGGAACTATAGCTGGTAATTTTTCAGGTACAGTATTTACAGTTGTAGGTTCATCAGATAGTGCAATAACATTTACAGAAACAACAAGTGTTTTAGTTGGAAGTGGTGGCAGTCAAGCTAATTGCAGTTTAGCTTCAAATGGTGTAATAACTACAAGTGATTTTGGTGGTAGTTCTACAACACCAACTACATACAATTTTACATTAAAAATTACTGATGCTGAGGGTCAGTTTGTAACTAGAGATTTTAGTTTAACAAGCTCATTTGGAGCAACAGGTGGAGGACAATTTAACTAATGGCTAGTACATATTTAATAAGAAGCACACCATCAGAAACATTTAGTAAATTAACAGTATCTTGTTGGTTTAAAGGAATGGCAGATGGTACTCAAAGAAATTTTTGGGGTTTATATGATAATTCAGACAATACAAGATTTTTTGGATTATATTATTCATCTAATGGAAGTTTATATGCTTACTGGAAACAAGGTGGTGAGGGAGTACAATTTTCATTAGGAACAACACAAAAATTTAGAGACCCATCAGCTTGGTATCATTTCGTTATGACTATGGACACAACTTTAGCTACTGCCTCTGATAGAGTTAAATTTTATGTTAATGGAGAAAGAGTTACATCTTTTGAAGATAGTTTAGATACAATAACACAAAGTAAAACTTGTAATATGATGAATGGAACTACAGATGGTCGTATGCAATGGGGTGGTGGAAAAATAAGTGGAACACAATATTATTGGAATGGTTTAATGTCACATTGTCATATGTGTGTTGGTTATGCTTATGATGCATCATCTTTTGGTTCAACAGATTCAACAACTGGTGAATGGAAAATAAATACTTCTCCAAGTGTATCTTATGGAACTAATGGTGGTTGGTGGTTAAAAGATGGAAGTCAATTAACAGATAGTTCTTCTAATTCAAATACTTTAACAGTTGGTGGTGGTACACTAACTAATACTGAAGATTGTCCTAGTAATGTTTTTGCTACAATAAATCCTTTAAATGTTGTAGCAACAGGTTTAACATTAGCTAATGGAAATTTAAGTATAATAGGAAATACAGGAGATGCTTGGAGAAGTCTACCAGCAACTTTTGGAGTATCAAGTGGTAAATACTATTATGAATGTAAAATAAAAAGTTTTTACACAGGATTACATTTAGGTATTATAGATTATACACAAGTTCCACAATCTAATGCTTATGCTTATCAGTATTCAAGAGCATATATGTATAAAAATGATGGAAATAAAGCTAATAATAATTCTTCAACATCTTATGGCAATAGTTTTACGACAAACGATATAATAGGTG